ATAACAGATTTATAGAAAGTTTCCAAAATGACGGAAGCAATTTGTTATTATAGCATTAAGAAGATAAAAGCATAATGAAACAGGATATGCAGGTGTATATCAAATTTCCTGAAACGGGTACTGCAAATCGATCTTTCACACTCGGGCATTTTGTTGGTTTTAAGAAAATGGGGTGGAAAAGGCAGTGTATTTTGCAATGCAGGCGGGGGTATCGTTCATTACCGACAAAACTATTTTGATAATGTTTAAGATTATCGTGAGCTATTAATTTGACTTCATGGCAAACATAGATTAACATACTAATAACCCTGAGAAAATCAGGGAAATCAAACGATTGGAGTGTTAATCTATGCAGGAAAAACAAACGGGAACGGCGTACTTTAAGCATCAGGCGCGGAGGCTGAGTGAACTGGAGGATTACCGGACTGAATGTATCAGTCGAGGGAAAAAACAGCAGCGGTATGTGGTTGAAAAAGTGATCGCACTTAGCAAAATCGAGTTTGAAAATATCTCGTTCGATTTAGTAATGCCGAGGCAATTTATAGCGGACAATATACCGCTGATGACGGTGGACGCGAACAATTTCTGGCATTGCCTGCTGGTGGTGCAAAAAGGAAATGAGGACATTGGTATACTTATTGAATGCAGAAAAAAGCAAGCGCCGACTTACACCGCGCTGTATAAGAAACAGGGATTTAAATTTGCGGAGCAAGTTGAGAATGGAGGAGCCATATGAAAGAGGAGCTTGCGAAAATCGCGAAGGAAATGCTTCTGATTGATACGCTGGAGACCAGAAATTCCGACATAATGGATTTTCATGAAGTGTCGGTATGGCAGCTGCGAAAAGCACTGGAAGCGGCGTATGCGCTGGGGAAAAAGGATGCGGAAACAAATAGCCGTTAAGATGCATATATTTCCAGAACGGAGTTATGTGATTAATGTACTGATCAAATTGAAGGGGAGGATATATGCAAATGGATGAAAGATTTGAAAAAGCAATGGAGGACTTCATAACCGGCAGGATCAACGACTGGGGCTATGTTTCCTCCAAGGCGGTCTCCGAAGCAATGGAACAGGCGGAGGGGCATGAGGGAAAGCTGAAGGATAGCTTCTCCGAGGAACAGCAAAAGCTGTGGAATGCCTATGAATCCGCCCGCAGCGTACTGTCGGGCGAGGAAACCCATTTCTACTACCGGGCAGGCTTTGGCGACGCGCTGCGGTTTTTGTGCCGGATGCGTGAGAAATAGCAGAAAGAAACATGATAATGGCAGACGGAAAGTGCCCTAGAAAGGGGCGCTTTTCGTCTGATATGGAACATGAAATATTAAGAATGAGAAAGGAAGAGGGAAGATGGATAAAAACGTAAACATTGAATTATTGCTGATGTACGCAATTGGAGGGAAACCGTGTGAAGAACTGGAAAGATGCCTCGCTCTCACACCGAAACATATGTTGGCGCTTATGGCGGAGATTTATGGAATTCCCAAACATAAAAAGGATAAAAAAGCCGAACTGGCAAAGAAGCTTTGTAAGCTGGTTGTCAGCGATTTCCGGGAGGAAGCCGAGCTGCTTCCGGATGATAATTACCGGACGCTGGTCAAACTTGCGGATGCCCCCGAGATATCGATTCAGGGAATGTCATTCACGGACGCAAATATGCTTTTGCGGCTGGGGATTTGCTACATATTCAGAAATGGTTCCGACGTGCGTCTGGTGTTGCCACGGGAACTCAGAAATGTCACCTTTATGGATCAGCCGGACTTTCAAAAGAAAAGAGAACGGAATCAAGAGTTTTGCACCTACGCAAAGGCGTTGGTTAATCTGTATGGAATTCTGGAGATAGAGCAGTTTGTTTATGTCTTCAACCTGTATCATCAGGACAGGACAAACCGACGTGAGGCTGAGGAATACCTGAGGAAAATGTCTGCGTGGCAGTGGTATTTCAAGTACGCAGACGGGCTGCTCTTCGTAGATGATTTAGATGTGTTTGAAGAGTGGCGAAATGTGGCAGAGGATATTCGGAATTTGAACTATTTCACACCATCAAGGGAACAGATAGCGGTTCTCGCGGATGATCGGATTAACGATACCATCCAATCCGAAGCACTGCAGAATTTTATATTGAGAAAATTTCCGGACGATCAGCAAACAGCGGAGGATATTTTTGAAATGCAGATGTACGATATAGAGAAGGATAAGCCGCTGCCGGAGCTTTTGGATGATGCGCAGGATGATATTCCGTTTGACACGGAAACGGAGTTTGATTCTTTTACGGAGCTGGTAGCTCATGCGGATAAGCATACACGGAAATGGCTGTACAGGGGTTTTACCGGACAGGAGATTATGGAGCAAAGCGAAACCGACCTGAACAATGAAGGCCGGCCGGAACGAACCCTGACCGTGCGGGAACGGGAAAAAATACTGCGAAAAATAAAATAGACTGTCTATACCATTATCCCTCGTGATCGGATGCCGGGGAAATAACCATTTGTCAGATTGATACAATAATTTCAGCGAAACAGGCCGCATAATCGGCGGTTTACAGCTTGCTATTATAGGCTGAAACGTGTAATATAGGAACTGAAAGGATGTGTTTTCATGGGAAGAATCGTAAAGAAAATGCCGCCGTCAGCACCTATAATACCAAAGAAAATGCGGGTAGCGGCTTATGCCAGAGTGTCGACAGGGAAGGAGGCGATGGTGCATTCCCTGTCGGCGCAGGTGAGCTACTACAGTGAAATGATACAGAACCATCCCGGGTGGCTGTATTCCGGCGTATATGCGGATTATGCGGTTACAGGCACAAAGCAGGAGCGACCGGAGTTTCAGCGGATGATTGCGGACTGCAGAGCCGGAAAGATTGATATGATACTCACAAAATCAATTTCACGCTTTGCACGGAACAGTGTTGATCTGCTTGAAACTGTACGGGAACTGAAAAACCTTGGTATTGACTGTTACTTTGAAAAAGAAAATATTAATAGTATAAGCGGGGATGGGGAGTTAATGCTCTCCATCCTCGCTTCGTTTGCGCAGGAGGAAAGCCTGTCGGTCAGTGAGAACTGCACATGGAGAATCCGAAATAAGTATAAGGATGGGATTCCCAATACCTTTACCATTCTGGGTTATGATGTAAAAAGGGGCGTACTTACGGTGAACCCAGAAGAAGCGGAAATTGTAAAAATGATATTCGCAGATTACCTGCGCGGGATGGGAAAAACCGCAATCGTAAAAAAGCTCCACGAATCGGGGGTAAGGCCGAAGCTGAACGGGGCGTGGGACAGCCGGAAAATCCATGATATCCTGTGCAACGAAAAATATATTGGAGATCTGCTGATGCAGAAAGGATATATCAGCGACCACCTTACTAAGAAAAACAGGAAAAATAAGGGAGAACTACCGCAATATCTGGTGAAGGACAACCATGAACCGATTATCGACAGGGATACCTTTGAAAAGGTGCAAAAAGAAATGGCCAGACGTGCCGGACAGTATCATCCGAGGTCGTACATTACAGCAAAGTATCCGTTCACCGGTAAAATTGTGTGCGGCATTTGCGGTAAACACTACCGTAGGAAAATCAATAATTCCGGTACGAAATATGAAAGGGTCATATGGGTCTGTTCGACCTACAATACGCTGGGGAAGAGCCACTGCGCATCAAAGCAGATTCCCGAAAGTGCCCTGCAAAGCCTTACTAAAGGGTTGAAGGTGCACAGTATGGTTGCGTATCCCGACAAAACACTGAAAATGATTTTAGAGGATAATACAGAACTGATAAAGGGGTGGCAATGAACATGAACAGACAGGTTACTGTGATTCCGGCTCTAATGCCACAATTCGTGAACAAAAAAACATTTATTCAGAAAAAGCGCGTGGCGGCATATGCCAGAGTGTCTACCGATTTTGAGGAACAGCAGTCCAGCTATGAGGCGCAGGTGGATTATTACACAAGGCATATCCAGTCTAATGAAAACTGGCAGTTTGTGCAGGTATACACCGATGAGGGTGTATCGGCAACGAGTACCAAAGGGCGTGACGGATTCAACCGGATGATTGCCGACGCTATGGACGGGAAAATTGACCTTATTATTACAAAGTCGGTCAGCCGATTTACTAGGAACACTGTGGATACTTTGACAACTGTGCGCAAGCTGAAGGATAAAGGGGTTGAGGTGTATTTCCAGAAAGAGGCTATTTACACATTGGACAGCAAAGGCGAACTGCTGATTACAATCATGAGTTCACTTGCGCAGGAGGAAAGCAGGTCTATTTCGGAAAACGTCACATGGGGTGTGCGGAAACGGTTCGCGGACGGAAAGGTCAGCCTGCCCTACAAACACTTTCTCGGGTATGAAAAAGGGGAAAACGGCCTGCCGGAAATTGTGGAAAAGGAAGCGGAAACGGTACGGCTGATTTACAGGATGTTTCTTGAGGGGAAAACCGCCGGAGCGATAGCGCGGTATTTTAATGATATGGGCGCACCAACGCCTACAGGGAAGCAAAGTTGGAATCCGGCGACAATCAAAAATATCTTAAAAAGCGAAAAGTACAAAGGATCGGCAATCCTGCAAAAAACCTATACCACTGATTTTCTGACCAAAAAGAAAAAGGTCAACGAGGGCGAAATTCAGCAGTTTTACATAGAAAATTCACATCCGGCAATTGTGCCCCCTGAGGTATATGACATGGTTCAGTATGAGTTTCAGAAGCGGAAATCCGCAAAAGGGTACATGACGGGGCACAGCCCGTTCTCGGGCAGAATCGTCTGCGGACAGTGCGGCGGATTTTACGGTAGCAAGGTTTGGCATTCCAACAGCAAATATCGGAAGGTAATCTGGCAATGCAACCATAAATTTACGAATCAGGAGAAATGCACAACCCCGCACCTTTATGAAGAGGACATTAAAAAGGCTTTTGTGGACGCGATGAATCGGATGATAGTAAACAAGGATGAAACACTGCAGGAATACGGGAAAATCATGGGTAGGCTGAACGATACCTCCGCTCTTGACAGGGAGGACGATAAACTGCAGGAGAAACTGGAAACGGTCACCGCACTGCTCCGCTGCTGCGTGGATGAAAATGCCCGTTCCGCACTGAATCAGGCTGAATATACCCAAAAATATTCTGAGCTGAAAGACCGGTTTGACAGGGTTCAGCTGGATATCGCCGCCGTCAGCAATAAGCGGATGGAGTATGCCGCAAAACGTCAGGCCATTGCAAATTTTATACAGACACTGCAAAATCAGAAGGGATTAATTGCCGATTTTAATGAAGAACTCTGGAATGGTGTGGTAGAAAAGATAATTGTATATGCAAATCGGGAAATTGAATTTGTTTTTAAAGGGTGGATTTCAATTGATTATGAATACATAAAATATGGATTATCTACAGTGAGGATAGTTAATATATCAAAAATCTAACATTAGGGAACCACTGATTAAATGCCATTTTCCGAACCTTGTCGAACAGAGAGGACGTTTTAATATTCCACCACGCTGATATATTCGTCTATTAGGCAGAAAATCGTGGATTTTCAGCCTATTTCCCTTTCATTTGCCCCATTTTAGGCAAAAAGGGCAGACTAATCCCTATGATGCCGCCAGCGTTCGTTTGGCTCTGACGCACATAAGCAG